ACTGGTTCTCTTGTTTCTTCGGTATGGATAGTAACATTTGCATTTGAATATTCTACCAAGTTGTAATCTTCTGCTGGTGTACTTGTCATAACTGTTTTGCCTAATTCACCAATAGTTGTTACAAATGAAATTGTATCTTCATCAAAGAAACGGAAAGTAACATCACTTAAAGCACTCAATTTGTATTCTTCATCATTAGTAATGATTTCAATTTTTAATAATGCCATTAGGTATGTTTTTAACCAATCAGCAGTTGGATATGTACCTTGTTTAGTTGCAATATTGATAATTTCAGTATTTGCCAACATATATCCTAAAATTTTATCGCTTGTAATTGCTCTAACTATTTTGTTTTTAGATAGTTTTTTAACTGCAATAAGGTCAGCCAAAATACTATGTGAAGCATTTGCCCAACCACTTAATACCATTTTGTTTTTTGCCGGTACATTAAAATCAACTGTTATTTTAACATTGTTTTCATCAATAGTTGCTTTACCTGTTGCGATAATTTCGCAAGCCATTGCTTCTAATCTTGCCAATACTCTTGAAATTAAATTTCTAATATCGTTGTAAATTGCTTCAAGCATTGATTTTTCACTTGCATCAAGTCCACTATCTTGTAATTTCTTTCGTAATGCTTCACCTTGATTTAATTTTTCTTTAATGTAAAATTTTTCTGCCTTAAATTCTTCATAGTTTGGTCTATCACCAATTTTTGCTTCGCTGTCTAATGCGTGAACTAATGCAATAACTGGTAAATCTGCACCATCCATTAATTGTTGAACTACAACTTTAAAATTTCTAGTTTTTATCATAGGGAATAATTTTAAGCCCATAAAGTTTTGAGTTGCTTTTGCATAATCAAAATCTCTACCAACCCCTAAATAGTCAACACCTTTAATTGTATTAATAAAATCTGCCATGTTCTATTTTTCCTCCTTATTTCTCTAAAGTGCCAAATGTGTAAGTATATTTATACACTTTGGTTACACCATTATATTGAATATCAATTAAGTTCATATTTGCTGCAGAGGCAACTTTGTTTCCTATTGTGCCTGCACTATCTGTATCATAAACACCAAAGCAATTAATCAAATATGTTTTGCCATTTTTTACTAAAATATCATCAGTAGTTACACTTGCTAATGTGCCACCGTGTCTACAATATTTCAATTTAGTAATATCAAATGAATTGGCTTGAATTTCAATTAAAGCAACAAATATATTAGTTACTGCTTCATCAAATCCTAATCCGGTTTTTGTTTCTGCTTCAATCAATGGAATTTCACCAGATACATTAATTTGGTAGTCAACACCACTAATAACACTTGGAATTAATGAAAATTCATAACCATCTGCCTTAATTTCATAATTTGTGCCAGAAAATGGATATAAATATGTAGAATTAATGTAATTAATTGCCATAGGCGTTGCCATACCAAAATTTGGTCTAGTAGTTGCCCCTTCTACAAAAGCAAATAATCCTTGTCCTGCTAATGTACTTGCAACACTAGATATTGAAGTAGGTAAGTTTGCATCAATGTAATAACCTGCAAACATTAAAGGTTTAATTACTGCACCATCTGTTATATCGGCATCTTCAAATAAAATACCTTTTAATGGTGTTGAAATATATGTTCCTGCTTTTACAATTTTTCTGCCATTTTCAGTAACATAAGTTGCAAAATCAACAGGAATAGAAATTGTTTTTAAAATTAAGTTGTTTGCACTACCTAAAAAGTTAGGTCTGTTTAAAATAACTTCTGCCATTTAATAAATTCTCCTTATTTTATTAATTTTTTATAGTTTTACTTCATCCTTTAAAATTGATAAAGGATTGCTTTCTTGGAATTTTTGGAAATCACTTTTTCCATTTGTTCCACTTTTGGTACTTCCATCAGGGTTTCCCATTTCTGCAAGTAATTTTTTGTTTAAGTCTTTCTCGGTTTTGTCTTTAACAATTTTTATTACCTTTGAAAGACTTTCAGCGATTTCACTTGCCTTTTGTGGATTTGCTTCCACGATTGCGTTTAACAGGTCTGTATAATCGGTTTCTTCAAGTCCAATGCCAACTAAAACTTTTTCAGTTTTTACTTTGCTAACTTCTTTTTTTAGGTCAGCCATTTCTTTTAGTCTTTGTTCTTCTTCTTTAACCTTTTTTTCATCTTCTGTTAATCTTGCATTTTTTTCTTCTTCCAAAACTTTTAATTGGTCTTGTAAGGTTTTAAATGCGTTGTCCTTTTCTAGCAATTTACCTTTGTCGACATATTGCCCACTTGACAAATCCGCCAGTTTTTTAGTGCCTAAAGCACTTAGTATTTCGTCAGGTGTCATTCCCTCTTTAAAGTCTGCACCTAACAATTTTTGAATGTTTTCGTCCATTCCTTTTTCTCCTTTACCACTAGCCTTAATTTATAATTCCGCAGTCGGCTCTGCGTGTGGCTCTTGCATTTAGATGTCCGCAAGTTAGACATATTTTGTTTTTGTGAAATATATTTGAAAAGCTATTAACCATTTAGGTTTTCGCCATTTTCACCTGTGTTTAAGGCAATACCTTGATTTGCATTTATATTGCCTGCTTTGAGAGATGCTTGATACTTCTCTTCGTTTTCTTGCCAATCCTTAATTACACTTGCTTCATCACTCCAAATTTGAACTGCTGGAACAATGTGTTTTATTGGTACTCTCGAATTCATCATATATACTAGCGATTGTGTCTTAACTTGAATGTTGTCGGTTTGATTTATCACATACTCAATCTTGATGTCGTTCGGGTGTATCTCGTTTAGTTTGCTATTTGGCACAAGTTTGGCACACTTAAAGAATTGTTTAAGCACCAGCCTGTTTCCGTCCACCAACTTAGGAATTTCTTGTTTTGTGATTATGTATGAACCTTGCCAACCACCACCAAGCGACCTTGCCTCGCCAGTATCTCCACCACTCGAACTATTGCTAATTGGAAGTGGCACACCATTTATGGCATAAGCATTTGCAACTCGTTTCTCATAAAAAGTGTTTATTTTGTCGTGGTCAAACTGCATATATAGGGTTTTGGCATCTGCCTTTCCACCGCCTGCATTAGGCACTGTTTTAAGCAAAATTGCACCAGCATCAAACATTGCTTTTAGGTCGTCATCTTCCAAGTCGGCATCGTTTATCACAATAATGTTGTTTGCGTTATCCACAATGTTGTCGGCAGAGTTTGACACAATTAGGTTTATGACTTCAAATTCCGATAAGCAGTTTTCAATAACTCCTCGCCTTAGCTGATTCCACGAATGCTCTTCCATTGGAATTTCCGAATAGTTTGTCGGATATGGCAACTTGGTTGGGTATTGCTCACTAAATGGATAAGACATAAATGCCGAATTAAACCTTAATTGATAGCGGTTGGTATAAACCGTATAGACTAACTCGACTTCTTTAAGTCCGTTTTTCCAAACTTCTTCTTCTGAAATATTTACCGCAAATAATCGCTTATCTTTTCCGACACCTATTTTTGAGGAATACACAACAAAGTTTTGAAGTGGGCTAACTTTCTCATAAGTGAATGGGCTGTCATAATCAATGTTGTAATCAGGATTATTTATGTTTTTGCTCGGCTGTGTAAATGTAACCGCCATACCAAGAACTGCAATGTCCTCAATTTTATCCATTTCAACATCTTTATAGCCCACATCGGTTTGAAAGTTTTTTAGGATTGAAAGGTCATCTTTGTCTTGGGCATTCCTATATGAAAACTCCAATGCAGATAGATTTCCTTTTTTGAAGTTGACCTGAAAGATTGTGTGGTTTTCTACGCTTCGGTTGTTATATTTGTCGCCTTTCTCATACTTTCGCTCTTTCTCTAAAATCTCCTGAAATCCCTCAAATTGATTTTGCAAGAACTCGGCTTTCTTTTTTCGTTTCTCAAACTTGCCTAGAACTTGTGGCAAATACTGTTTGATAACTTCTTCGTTTATATCTTCAAGTTTTTTGGGTATTTCTATTTTAGGCATTCCTGCACAGCCAAACTCCTTTAATCTTCCAGACATTCGCCTCAACTCCTTTATTACTTTTTTTTCGCCTTAAAATACAAAAAAGGCACAAAAACACCATATTGGCACTTTGCACCTAAATTCAAACTAAGCATACGCATTAGTGGGTATTAAATTATTTGTGAAGTGAACTGGAATTGCACCAGTTGTTTTCTATACACTCCATAAAGGGGTAAATTGTGTCGTTTATAGACTACCCCTATATCGCTTTTGTTTCTATGTTTATAGTGGAGAAATCAGTAAACACCACTGTTGGCAGGAAGTGTGAAGTTTCTAACTCCTTGTTGTTGCGAAAAATGGAATAAACTCAACAACCACTTCCACATATCCCACTTAGGCAGGGTTCTCCAAAACTGAATATTTAATTCTTCTGCGACATTTAGGGCATTTGATTTGGCAAGTTGCTACTCGCATATCAAAACTCACTTCTTTATCGCATAGGAATAGCCTTTCACGGCAAACAGGACATAATATTTCTTGCATATTTCTCCCTATCTAATTACTTTCTATCACATATTTTAATCTAAATCAACTATTTTTTACAACTTTTTCATATTTTTTTTATATTATTTATGATTTTTACTCACAATTCAGCCTAAAAAAATAAAACTACCACCGCCTTATTGCCCTTGACTTATAATCTCTCTTTACTCCATCAGCTATAAATTGGTCTTTATACATTGCCTCACAGTCAATGCTATCATCAAACTGCGTGCGTGAACTCATTTTGTCATATTGAAAACTTACAATATCCTCCATATACCTACCCATTTGGCTTGAACGAGCATAAATCTCTTGCTCTGGAAACACAATATAGTGTCTAATTGAACTTTCTGCACTCCTGATTTTGCTTTCTTTGTTTATTGAGGTATATATCTCTATAATCTCACAAAAAAACACATTCCTATCCCTTAATTTCTCAGTCAACACTTTTTTAAGCGACATATCAATATTCTTCTCAATCACAAGTTTGATTACCCTATGCTTGATTATCTTATCTACAATGTGGTCATACATCTCATCTATTGGTCGTTGCTCATACACGCAATCCACTAAATAATGCTTTTCGTTGCCGTCTTTGTCTTTTATCGGTATATGTATTCCCATCGCATTAAAGTTTGCACCTTTTCTTGCAGGGTCTAGCACCGCATACGAATATGTTGGTCGCTCTTCGGGTATTTGTGCATATCTTGTTAGGTTATCCCAATAGAATGGTGTACTTTCAGGCGGTAGTGGTGTTTGCTGATCCATAGCCATAAAAGTCTTTAAATCTCTTGCCCTTGCTTTTCGTGCTTCTTCTGTTGAGTACTTTCGTGGAAATAAACTTTCATCGGTTTTATAGTCAAGTTTTGGAACTCTTACAAAAACAGCCTTTCCATCTTCGCTTAAATGTGTATGCCTATCAACCGGGCTTTTCACAAATACATTGTTGCTATATCTTCGCTTTAAGGTTGACATAATATCATAGATTGAGTAGGCAGTGCCACCAATAAATATTACAAAATCGTGTTCGTTGTAATTTCGCTTAAACCAGCTTTGGTCAAATCTCTCTAAGTCTTTATCATGCATTTTTATGTTTCCAGCATCTTTTGATCTACAAATATCATCCAAGAATAAGAATCTTGCCCTTACACCATCAAATGGCGTATCTTTACCAAACATTGAGAAGTTTACTGGCTTTAACGAACCTGTAATGGCTAACTCGCCGTCCTTAACCTTAATGGTCTTAAACATCTTATTGGCAACAGACTCAAGAACTCCGCCACCGTGAAACTGCCTAAAATATGGAAATACTTTTGCATATCGCTTGTTTGTCATTAGTTGCACAAGGGTTTCCGTTCCCCTATTTATCAAACTCGGATTTCCCACAACACTTATTATCTCGTTATTTATATCAATCCCCAAAATAAATGCCTGAATGAATTTGTCGCTATAAGTTTTGCCCACACCAGTTGCCAGTTGTTTCATTACCAACTTTATTTTTCTCTCATAATCTAGCACCGCTAAATTTGAATAATAAAATATCCCCCTAAGCACTTCCATTGAATATTTCCAAACTTTCTTATCGTCTGAAACATCCCACTCCATAAACAAAGTAAAATGCTCAAGCGACCTAAATGAAACTAAGGCATATAGGTTTTCATATAGCACTAAATATTTACCCAACAACTCCATATCTTTGTTTGGCAACTTCTCAATAAACTCCACCCTAAACTTGCAATCGCCCAACAACTTCATCGCAACCTTTATGTGTCGCCTTATCTCTTTCTCGCCCTCAATGGTGTTTAATGGCACTAAATACTCGTGTATCTGCGACCAATACAACTCATACAGCAAATTCATTATCTCGTATTGCGATTTATAACTTGCTTTACCTTTTCGCTTGAAATTCGCATACTCTTGCTCCACTTCCCTAATTGAAATAGCTAAATTTCTTTCGTCTAACTCTTGCACTTATTTTTCTAACTCCGATTTTTCTTATTTCCATTTTTCAGAGTTCTAAGTTTTACTAACTTTCTAAATCAAACTTTTTATAATCCCCATTTTCTTGTAATTTATAGTACGATGAAATGTTTAAACCTCTTAAATAAGATTCTTCTCTAAATCCTCTAGTAAAGTGAATTATATATGGAAGTTCAGCTTTACGATATTCAGACCATTTTGTATAAACATTAAAAATAACTCCAGCAACACAAACTAAATCTCCCAATGTGACTAATTGTTCTATATCCATTTCTTTATCCTTTTAGGCTCTCTTTATAAAACACAATTCCTAAACAATACTTTTCCCCATCATTATCCAATATTTCAAAAGTTTCGTGCAGAATATCTGTGTCATAAGTCCAAGTCCAGTTCCTATCTTTACCACACCAAACAGCCTTAATTTTATGTTTAGCATTTTTTAACTTTTCCTTAAAATAAGGACAGTCTTCTTCGCACTCATTTTCTATTAAGCCATTCTCGTCTAAATATGCCGTTGTTCCCTCATATGCATCTATCTCTTCATATATAGCACCATCAAATTCCATTAAATCATCACTAGCACCATATACTATTACAATTCCATGTTCTTTTGCATACTCAACTAATTCAGCCGGTATCTCTCGATAGGTTGCATTTTCGGTTAATCGACTTGCTATATATTTTAATTTATCTTCCATTCTTTTTTTCTCCATTTTATTTTTCTATTTCTAACTTACTGAATATTTCAAAAAGTTTAGGATACTGTAATGCGATAAAGTCTACTAATACTTCGTTTTCTGCCCACTCTCTCATTCCGCTCTCATGTAAAAATGCATGGATTATCTCATGTCTAATTACTTTTCGTCTATACCAATCCATATTTTTAATAGTATTTGGTTCTTCATCCAACCTATCTAACACAATTTCTTTCGAATATAGCTCGACATAGGCATTTGCTCCAATAAGCTTCGCATCCGTTTTTCTATCGCCATATTTTATTTTATATTTTTCGCCGAGTATCTCTATGCTTTTTGGTGTATTATCTTTTTCCATCATTTTATACTCCAGCTTCCATTTATTAAATCTCCTTAATATGTGAATAGTTTCTTTGCTATTTCTAACTCGTCTATCTTGTCAATAAGACTTTCTACTTCCGTGATATCACTTTCCTCAATTATTCCTTTAGTCTTCAGCACTTGACACAACACATCAACAATATCGCATAAAAAGAACACTTGCAATTGTAGTTTTTTCTTTGCACCATACCTGCGAGCCTTAATCGCACACTCTTTTCTCTGCTCCCTAATAAAATCTATCCCATCCTTTAAATCTGGAATAACTGTACTTACTCTAACCTCTACCTCTTGATTATCAACTATCATTCAAACCTCCACTTTTTCCTTTCTTAATTCTACCATACCACACTTCCCATTCCAAATCAAGCACTTTTATGAATTATTTTCACATTTCCCTACTATTTTTCTTCACCCTAACTCACACCCAATCTTTACTTCGCTTTTTATTTATCGCTTTTCTCTTTTTATCTTAATTATTTTGAAAATTTTGCTTGAGGGGGTAACCCAGAAAAATACACTATACATAAAAATAGGGTAAGGGATACCCCACCGCCACCACCACAACAAACATAAAAACAAAACAAATAACAAGATCACTAGCAAAATAAAGCAAACAACACAACATAAATAAATAACAATACTAAACGAACGTTTAATATCGTTAAAACACTTGTGTCAAATAAAACTAAAAGACAACTAGAACAGAACAATAAAAAAACACACGAAATTGATCGCGTGCGTGCGTGTGCGTGTGCGTGCGTAAATATATTTAATAAAATAATAATATGCAGTTATTAAGTGCTTTATATTATATATATATATATTAAATAAAAATAGTATATAATAAATAGATAGTAGTATAATAAATATAGTTCTTTATAATAAATATTAATAACTAATATAATAAATAATATACTAATATAATAATATATATAAATACTAGTATAGTAAATAAATAGTATTAGTAAAA